CTTATGTGCGTTCCCGGTTTCGCTAGCATTGAGAGCCACGACGGTCAAATTAGCGCCATTGTTTTTACGGTTTTGGCCCACTAAAAAGTTATAAACCCTCTATCCTATTAGTAAGACTTAGGAGGTCCTTGTGCCAATTGCTCCGCTGCCCGGCGCCAAGCCGGACATGAATATTTCATACCCTTCGGCTGAAAATTCTCCGTACGAGATGGCTATGGCCAAGCACGCCATCAAAGCACAAGACCCCGCTCTTATGCCTCACACAGCAACCCGCCAAGTTCTTGGTGAGCGTATGGGTGCCGGGTACCGCACTAGCGTGTCAGTGGCGCCAGCTATTGCTCATGAAGCCGGTGCTTTGCAAGCACATGGTCGTATTCTTCCTTCCAGCATCAACCGCTCATCCATGTTTGAGTTTGACTCTGGTGAGGCTGACCGCAACTAGCCATTCCCCACAAGACCCCCCTCTTTTGAGGGGGGTTTTTTGTTTTTGACACCTACCCCTAAGTTGACTATCACCGTTGGTTGGTGCTACTGTTTGACTACGATAGCTGTAGACTAACTGTGGAGGTTTTATGAAACTGTTAGAAGAGCTGCAACGACTTGAGTCGGGTGAGTTTGCCCTTAATGGTTGTGCCATTAAACGCTGGTTTGCACAACAGCCTGACGGCCAGAAGATTGAAGACAGCATTAACACGATTGTTAAAAACAAATTAGCATCCACTCACAGGACCTACATGTCCATCAAGGAAAACGCAATAGCCAACGGTTTGCCCGTCCCTTTCAGCCTTACGTCGTTTAAGTATCACCTGAGCGGTCATTGCTCTTGCCAAAAGAGCGCATAATGTCTGAGTCATTAGAAGAAACTTTGAAAAAGCTTGTGGAACCCGGCGAAATGGGTTCTGATACCCGTATCCAATACCCCGATGAAAAATGGCGCCCTCGCTTAGATGTAGATATGGATAACGGTGGTTTTGTAGTTAGCCGTCCTCAGTCTGATACTAACGGCTACGATGCTCAAGCCATCATGAAGGATTTTGGGCTCAATCCTGAAGAGTGGTCCGTCACCAATGTTCGTATGTCTCGTTGGCAGCGTTGGGATGAGGAGTGGCTGGTTTCCTACCGCCTGAGTCTGGTACCGAATAAAAATGTTGTTTCTGACAAAGACATTGAAGATCTGAAGCATCTTGTATCCAAATGGAAACCATCTAAATCATATGACGGCGGTTATGGCGAAGGTGCTTATGTCGTGGCGTTAAGTGACCAGCAATTGGGTAAAAAAGTTGCCAACCAAGGAACTAAAGAATCTGTAGAGCGCATTCTTGAACTTACCGACCGTGCCATTCATCGGTTGAAAGACCTTCGCAAAGTTGGAAGAAAGCTTGACACTATTGTCCTTGCGTTACTTGGTGATCACGTGGAAGGTAACACCAGCCAAGCCGGAAAATTGCAAAGCCAATCGGCGTCGGATTTGGGACAGACGGAACAAGTACGAGTTGCTCGTCGCCTTCTTTTGCAGCAGATCAAAGTTTTTGCTTCTCTGTGCGACGAGTTAATTGTTGCCGTGGTTAACGGTAATCATGATGAAGTTACCCGCCAAGTTTCTGTGGATCCTTCTGACGGTTGGAATGTAGAAATTGCCAGCCAAGTGCAAGACATCTGCGCTGAAAACGATGCGTTGGAGCACGTAGTATTTCGGTACCCTGAAAAAAGCCATCAAACACTTACTGTCGATGTTTGTGGCACTTTGCTGGGGTTGTTTCATGGCCACCAGTTCAGCCGAGATGTAGTTAAGTACCTGAGCGGTCAGGCAACAGGTCAAACGGCTTTGGGAATGGCAGATGTATGGCTTTCTGGTCATTATCACCATTTCCAAATTCGCGATATTGGTGAGCGTGTGTGGATGCAGGCCCCTACCACCGATCCGGGTTCTGCGTGGTTTCGTGATCGAGCTGGTTGGGACGGCACGCCGGGGTTGTTGACGTTCACTGTTGGCGAAGGTCTTGATCCACGCCAAGATATTTGCGTTCTTACGACCACTCGTTAAAGGCTCTTTTAGCGCCCTACCCACTGTAAAATAGAGGTATGGCAGGCAGCAGTCCGCATCAAAATGTGCAGTACCTCGGCGCGGGAGGTATGTACGACACGAACACCACCTACGGGGGTGGTGGTGTTCCTATTGCGCGTTCTGAGCTGGATTTTCTGCGCATGGGTGTGGGCCGCGAACCTTCTGCTGAATACCCAGATGGTTATTTAGGTACTATTCGTACCCGTCGAGATGACCGTGGGCGACCAAACAGTGCGTCCGAAAAAGTACTGGACAGCCTTAAAGTTCGCATCGGTCAAAAGTCATACCAACGCGGCGTTCACCGAGGTGAGCGGGTAGACCCTCAAGGGTATTACTACCCGGACTCTTTGCGTGCCGACCGAGGTATTCGCCGCCAAATGCGGGCATCTTATGACGGGAACGCATACGTGACTTCCCGTTACGCCCCTCAGTTTGACATGGTTCCTCCACCGCATCTGGTAAACGACGGTAAAGCCAATATGCGTGCCAATGAACCGGGTCAAATCGATGAAAAACGAGCGGCGCAGTTGCGTCGTTTTAAACCGGCTTGGAGTTGACATGAAAGATCCAGAATTGTTTGCGGGAGACCGCGCTAAGTTTATTGAAGACCATGGGATCAAAGATCTACGGTTCCATAAAGGCAGTATCATTGGCAAAATGGGGTTTACCTACCCTAATAAGGTGGGGCAGCAGTTTGAGTTTGTTAACTTTGGCAAAACCATGAAGTCTGCCAAAGACCAATTAGGTTACTAATATGCAACTTCAAGACGGTGTTTACGACCGTAAACCGTGGGTTGCTCCTCCTGAGGCCGCTTATCCTCCACAGGAATATATCGGGCCTTTTGCTAGTAACCAAGAGAGGCTGTTAAGCCAAGCTCTGGCGGTTGCCACGATGCCGGGGGCTGATGTGCAAACAGTTGTTCGGCCAAATCTTCCGCAGATTCAACTATTCCCGCCCCGATACGGTTACGTAAAAACCGCTTACGGCATTGAGGACATCATGGATGTGACAGCGAGGACTTACGAGCGCACTGATTACGCGCAACAACCGAATACGCAGGAATCTACTTCTCGTAACAGCCTTGGATGGGGTGTGTGATGGCTGATCCCGGTTTATTTACAGACAGTACTGGCGAAGGCATGGCAGGGGCTTTGGATGTGTCGCTTTTGACCCAGAAAAACCTTAAACAAACCTATTACAATGGTAGCAAGCCTTGTTTGGACTGCGGTCTCATGCTTAACCCCGTTGAGGCGGCATACCGAACTTTGTGCCCAAAATGTACTCGCCGACAGGCTGTCAAGCGAGTCAATAGCAGAATGGCGGAATAATGGCTGTTAACTCATCCCACTCGCGCAACGGCGAAATGTTGGAAGGTGCTACAGACGGTAAGTACCGTAAGCGCCGCCCAAATGTACGCGTAGCGCCGGGCATGGGCGACCAGATCGTCCAAAAGAACCGCGCTGATCTTCATCCTTATATGAACTACGGCTTCATCAACTCAGAAGAGCCGTCCAAAGTGAACCCGGGAGCTTAATTATGGGCAAAGCAAACCGTCAAACAAGCGCTGATATTAAGAGCGTAGATCAGCATAAGAAAGCCATGGCTGCGTTGGCGCCTGAAGAAAAAGCGCCTAGTTGGGAAGCAACAGTTATGGCTGCCCATGATCGCGCTTCTGATCCTCGCCGTGTAGTAGATCACCGATAAGGAAAAGTAATGGCTAAGCGCACAACCCGAAACTCACGCGTCGATGTTTCTGAAAACGCTATGGGCATGTCCCCGGCAGAAAAGCGGGCTCAAGCAGCTCGTGTTGAAGAAGACGCTCGTGTACATCACCGCACTCTTGCGTCGTTAAACGAAGCAATCACGCGCGTAACTTCGGGTACTGAGCATGAGGCTGCGTCTAGGGACTTCATCACGAATACCCACGAGCGTGCGCTCGATGGTGAGCTCAAGCCTGATGAACATGTGGGCGCTTTAAAAGAACACCTGTCTGGTCTTGGTCACGACCCGGAGTCGATTGGTAGTTGGTTGCCGGGTTACCGCAAAATTGCCGTATCAAAGAACCCGCGTGGTGGGGCTTACACAATCAAGAGGCAGGTAAAGCCTTCCGAAGGGGAAGGCGCCGAAGAGACCTACTTTCACCCAGATACCGGTGAAGAAATCACTAAAGAACAGCACGAAAACATTTCCAAAGAGCAAGAAGCAAAGTATGTCGCAAGAGTTATGCGCACTAATACGCAGCCACCTCGCTCTAAGGGCAGCGTTGGTATGTACAGGGCTGCACCACAAGTTGCAAGCGCCCCTGACGTACAGTCATTGGGCCAAAAGAAAATGCTTGGTACGTGGTTTAAAGCAGAAGATCCGGCTGCTGCCGCGGTCGAGGAAGCCCATAACCCCCACATTGCTGATGATGCGGCTGCTCACGCTCGTGCAATGAACCCCCGCACACGCGCTTCAGTTGAGGATGTGTTGGCTCACGGAAGCCGTTTGGCCGAAGTTGCTGAGGGTACGCCCAAGGCCGAGCGCCGCAGTCTTCCAAAGGAAGCTACCGACGTTACCAAGGCAATGGCCGAAACGTACACGACTTTGCCTAAATACAGCGATAACGCCGAAAAAACTTTTCACACTGCTCGTTGGCTACAGCACTCGGCTCTTCATCACTTGCGCAATGCCAAGGAACTAGGCCTGTGGTCCGATACAATTGAGAAGTTGAAATCTGCTTACCACAACATCGGCGCTGCGCACAGTTACCCAGATGTGGATGTAGATACTTGCGACGAGCATGGTTGTGCAAACATTGAACGCTCTGGCGCAGGCTGTAGAGAACACCGCCGCGGACCAATTCAACCGACCGCGGCCCAAACCTTTGACATTAATCAGGCTCAGCAGGCTGCTGCTGGTAAAGCCCCGGCGGCTGCTACTGAGGTTGTCAACCCCATGGCGCAGAAGGCTCAAATTGTAGACCGCCTAAAGTCAGATCCTACGTTCCACCGCCAAATGGTGATTGAAGCCCTTGCTAAAAAGCAAGCTGCTGGTGGTGGTCGTACCCTTACACTTGAGTCTGCTGGAGCCGCGGAAAGTAAGCCGGGCACGGTTGGTGCTGAGGCCCGAGTTAGCCGTAGTTCAGCTCTGCAGCAGGGTACGCAAGACGGATCTCGCTAGTTCGCAGGGTGGGGCTTGAACCCACATATCGACCCAGTTTATAAGACTGGCGGCGTCACCAATTTGCCTACCTGCAGCGGCTGGGGTGATCAAACTATAGATGCAACCGTGTTAGGATTATCATATGAGCCCTATCGATTTGAGTAAATACTCGTCAAAAACAGATGAGAATGAACCGCAAATTCGTATTCTTGTGTGCCGTACGTGTAAGTCAATTGACGAAATGCCCGATTACGAAGGCAACCCGGCTGATGATGTGATGCTCAACCTAACAGTTGGGTTGCACCAAAAACCTCAACCTCATATCGGGCTTCTTTTTAAGTTCCCCGTAAAATATTGGGTGGTTCCCAAGGTACGCGAAGAGATCATTAAGCAGATCCACGGTGGTTCTGAAGGTCTGGATGTTTTTGGTACTAATTTTTACAGCACCCGCATGACTTTTGCCGAAGATGCCATGACTTGCTGGTCGCAGCATAATCGACCCAAAGAAGACTGCGGGGATTACAAGTCAGAGCGTAAGCTTCTAAAACCGGATACCGCTGCGGAACGCAAGGATGCTGGGTTGGACCGCCCCGGTACGTCTGGGCCCAAGGTTTATTTGTGCGATTTTTGCCCTGTCAAGTCCCATGTCCAAAAGAAAGCCTTCACTAAGAAGGGCCTGTACAACTAATAATAGGCGTACAATAGGAGTAGGGATCCACCCTGTACACACAGCGAAAAGGACCAGACTCCCATGCTATTTGACATGGTTTGCTTGTGCGGGGCCGCTATCCAAATAGAGGTCAGCAATGAAGACCAGTACAACGCTGTTTGGGTACTTATCCACAGGTACGTCAACGCGCATGTGAGCTGCGGTTTTGTTGCGCGATTGCCTGAAAAAGAAGATTCAAGCACTTACTCTAAAAAAATAAAACTCCAAGGAAATCCTGAACCGCAATGAACTATTACAAAGCACTACTTCGTCAGGCTTACCCTGTAGATATTGAGAGTTCTGAAACTTCTTATTTCAGTCCTTCTGCCGCAGGATTAGATCCACGTTTGTTCCAAGGGAAAAAACTTACCCCATCTGTGCGTAATTCTGTGATGTCGTTAGCGCTTAACGCACTTAACAATAAATTTCACGGGGCCGAAAACTGGGCAGAAGTTTGGTTAGCTGGTTCTGGTGTTTCCTACCATTGGTACGCTCACAGAGACCCCGCTGATTTAGATTGCTTAGTTGGAATTGATTATCCAGTTTTTCGTCAAATGAACCCTAACTACACAGGGTTTAGTAATCAGGATATTGCCAGTGAAGTCAATGACGTATTCAATACTGTTTTGCACCCTGAAACTGAAGACTATCTTGGTTCTTTTGATCTAACGTTTTACGCCAACGTTAAATCCGATATCCGCGATATCAAACCCTACGCAGCTTATTCTTTGACACACGACAACTGGACGGTTGAGCCACGCGAGGACAATGTGCAACGCCGACCCGAGTGGGATCAGGTTGTTCAGCAGGATATTCAAAAAGCGTATGAAATTACTGACCGATATAAGCGCCATTTACAAGAACTAAAAGTTGCTCCGCATGATGCCGCCCGACGCAACGCGGAAACCATGCTCAGCCACACAATTCAACAGGGCGCAGCATTGTTTGATGAGATTCACGAAAACCGCAGCCACGCCTTTAGCCCTACAGGAGAAGGGTATGAAGACTTTACCAATTACCGTTGGCAAGCGGGCAAAGAGTCCGGAATTATTCAAGCGTTAAAGATGCTAAAAAGCACTTCAAAAAATCTTAAAAGTATCGAATACTCCGAAAAATATGGAGTAGACTTACCAGATGCAAGCGTGTTGCTCCGGCGAGCAGCCAGTAAATACCTGAACCAAGGAGAATAATGACCGACAAGTCCATCAATGGTTGGGAAGTACTTACCAGCCAGTCCGACCCGAAGCTCGCTGTTGGCGTTGTTCCGGGTACGAATGTCAAGCTACGCGCGCGTAAGGAATTTCTTCCTTTGATTCTTGCGCTTGCGGCTGACTACAACAACGAGGTTGCCAAACTCCGTAACGGAGAGTGCGCCGTTTATTGCTACCGCAAGGCTCGTCAAGGTGGCGGCGCCTTTTCGGACCACAGTTCTGGTACGGCGGCTGATCTCAACTGGGGTCACGAAGGTGCTATGGGCCCTCACGGTGGCATGGTCTTTATGAATGACGCCCAGATCAAGGCATGTGCCGAGATTAAGAAGCGGTACAAGATTGTCATCTGGGGTGGCGACAGGGCCAAGGGTGGAGATTACAAGGATTCACATTCTTGGGATCCAATGCACTACGCATTGAAGCCCGGAACCACGGTTGCTGACATCAACAAAATTCTTGCCGAGTTGAAGATTGACAAGAATGGTGTTCGTGCGGGCGCTGGTACCAAGAAGCCAAGTGTTATCGCCAAGGTGACCGCCACGGTCAAGCCAGCAGTTAAGCCTGAAGCACCCGCGGCACCCATCAAAAAGTAAATAACTTTGAGTGGGGCGAGTCGCCTCCTGTTCCTCGCCCCACTCCCTATCCACTAATTGGAGAACAATATGCAAAAGAATGAAACTATCGCCATCGCATGGGCACACGACGTCGTAGTGGACACAGAATTTGCTTTGTCCTTGATGGAAATCGTGCGCCAGCGTTCCTCCCGTATTTCTTCCTACCACTGCGTAGAAGGTACGGGGCTTCTGTCCAAGAGCCGTAATATTGCTATTAAGCATTTCTTGGATACTGCCACAGCGGATTGGCTGCTGATGATTGACACGGATCAGCGCGTTCCGTTGGCATCGTTCGATCTACTGGTTCAGACCGCGGATAAGAATAAACGCCCTGTTGTTTCGGGTCTTGTGTTTGCTGCTGTGTGGAACGGTCTGTCATTGCGCCCAGTCCCTGCAATTTTTTCTACGCAAGATAACGGCGGGATCCTTCCATACGACAACTACCCCAAGAATTCAATCGTTGAAATCTCAGCGTGTGGGGCAGCGTATTTGTTGATTCACCGTTCAGTTTTGGAAAAAATTCGTGAAATGTCTAACCAAGATACCCGAGATTGGTGCTGGTTCCAAGACGGCCCAATCAATGGAAACCGTTGGTTGTCTGAGGACCTTACCTTCTCATCCCGCATTAATGACGCAGGGTTCAAACTTCACGCACACACTGGTGCAACCGCCGGGCACCACAAGATGATGTGGTTGGAAGAACCTATGTATGATGCTTGGGCAGCCCAAAATGAAGCGGGTACGGGCCTAGAGCAGCTGATGTAACATGAACGTACTGGTGTTTCTGGACGGGGTCATGCGTAACAGCTCCGGCGCACCAGTGCCGCAGGGCGTGGCGCTGTTTAGGGCTTTACAGGCCCAGCGCCGCGCCCTCATTCTTTGTGGGCACAAAGAGCGTACAGAAGTTTGGTTGCGGGAAAATAAAATTGTACAGATTGACGACCTCGTTTCCGCTAACGATCTAAATATTGATAGTGATTTGCGGTTAGTTGAGCATTGTCGTTCTAAAGGCCCTATCGACCTAGTGGTCACCGCAGATTTGGAGTTGTCCAAAGAACTTATTGAGCAAGGTTTAACTACCATTTTATTCCTTAGCCCTAAATATTTTCGCCCAGAGTTTCGTCCAGACGGAGCCAGAGGAATTAAAAGTTGGGCGGATTTACAAGCTGAAGTGGATCGCCAAGACGACCTTTACCGGGAAGACCCAAGAGCCTGATGCAGATTATTCATTTAGGTGCTGAAGTACCTTCTAACCGCAAGATACTTGAGTCAGTCAGTATCAAAAATGTTGGATTTTCCTTTTGGCGAGCTCGTCAACGAGGGCTGCCAAAAAACAAGCCTTATCTTCTTAAAAATTATTTTGAAGAGTGGATGAATATTTATGTATACCCGGGCATCCCGGATAAGACCGTTTTGTCCGCCGAAGAGTTGAACGAATTTGTTGCCGATTACGAGGATTTTCTTGCCCAAAACATGGACAGGGTAACCGCGTTTATGGGGCTGGATTTTCCTTTAGAAACCCCTTTGGCGTTTGACGACGAGAAGGATAAGTACTGGCCGGTTTATGCTAACGGAAGCACGTACGCAGACTTCTTGAAGGCAGCAGAAAACTTTAAGCACATCGCCCTACCCGGTAGTTTGATCGATAACGATCCGTCCATAGAAGCCAAGGTGAGGGGCGTTATCAATCAGTACGGGGTAAAGGTCCACGCCGTTTCCTACGCCCGCCCAGACACCCTTAGAAACGCCCCGTGGACCACGGTGAGCACCATGTCTTGGCTTTCTCCGATGATGCGGGGTGAAACAATTGTATGGGACGGCCATCAGATTGTTCGGTATCCGTCCCGGATGAAAGAACAAGCCCGACCGAGATACAAGGCGATCTACGAGCAGGCTGGGCTGAACTTCGATAAAATTATGGAAGACGACAACGTTGAAGTTTGTCGTTTGGCAGCTTGGTCATACGACCAATTCGAATTGAGGTCATCTATGTCATCCGGTAACGACAACCTATTTAATAACTTGCCGGATATGCAGGTGAGCACAAGCGCGGAAATGACCCCTTCTGATATTGATAGGTCAGGGTCTGGAATGCGGAAACTTCAACCGCGCAATCCTGCTGAAATGACCACCCTCCCGGTCTTTGGGGTAGAAAATTCGACCGTTGTTGAACAGGATGAAGAGGGGCGGGATATCATCAAAGATGTCCCTATTTTGACATCTAGTTCGACATCATTGCGCCAGTGCAATACCTGTTTCGTGGCATCCAACTGCCCCGCATTCAAGGTAGATAACATGTGTGCATTCAAACTCCCAGTGGAGATTAAAACCAAGGATCAACTCAAGGCATTGATCAATGCAATCATTGAAATGCAAGGCCAAAGAGTAGCATTTGCAAGGTTTTCTGAAGAAATGAACGGTGGATACCCGGACCCAAATTTAAGTCAAGAAATTGATCGTTTGTTTAAGTTGATCAAGACGGTCAAGGAATTGGACGATTCATCATCATTCATTAAGATGACCCTTGAAGGACGCACATCAGGTGCGGGCGTTCTGTCTCAAATCTTCGGGGAAAGAGCCCAAGTTTTACGCGAACTACCTCAGACCATAGATGCTGAGGTTGTAAACGAAGTTATCGACCGCAATTTTGAGTAATGACAACCTATTAACTAGGTTGTAGTGTGCATCTATTGGAATCATACCTGCCGTTTGCCAAAGCTTCCGCGTGTAGTGTAAGTTCCTCACCCTTATGCTAGACAGATTGTCCAAACTACAAAACGAAGAGGTTCGAGTGTTTTCTTTTAGGCTTTCAGAAGAGTTTGTAAACAGTTATCAGAGCAAGCAAGTCCCGTGGGGATATCAGGACGCCAATGGTGTTTCGGTAGGTGAAATCACTTTCCTCCGTACGTACAGCCGCATCAAAGATGACGGTACGAAAGAGACGTGGGTCGATGTGTGTGAGCGCGTCATCAACGGGATGTATTCCATTCAGAAGGATTGGTGCAAGACTAACCGATTGCCGTGGAATGAGAAAAAGGCACAGGGTTCCGCCAAGGAAGCCTTTGACCGTTTGTTCAATTTGAAATGGACGCCTCCGGGCCGTGGTCTGTGGATCATGGGCACAAAGATTGTCAACGAAGACCGCAACAGTGCTGCCCTCCAAAACTGTTCTTTCGTCAGCACAGCGGAGATGACCCGTCACAACCCAGCCAAGCCGTTTGCATTTTTGATGGAAGCATCCATGCTGGGTGTTGGCGTTGGTTTTGACACCAAGGGCGCGGAGAAGGGATTCATCATTGGGTCCCCATCCGAGTCTCCGGTGTTTCACCGTATCCCTGATACCCGTGAGGGTTGGGTAGAGAGCGTTAGTCTGCTTATCAATTCTTATCTGCGGGTAGAACCGCAGTCAATCATTGCGTTCAACTACGACGACATCCGACCAGCAGGCACTCCGATTAAAACTTTCGGGGGAACTGCGGCGGGCCCAGAGCCGCTTATTAAATTGCACGCAGCAATCCGCGGGATTTTTGAAGGCCGCCGTGGACAAGAGCTGGATTCCCGAGATATTGCTGATATTGGTAATTTGATCGGTGTGTGCGTGGTTTCAGGTAACGTTCGCCGTTCAGCCGAATTGTTGATGGGCGGGTTGAAAGACGATGTGTTCCTCAACTTGAAGAACCCGGAGCGTTACCCTGAGCGTAATTCTTACGACCCGACAGCCCCGGGTTGGGGTTGGATGTCCAATAATTCGGTGGAGGTCAAGGTTGGCGACGACCTTTCCCACATCGTGGACAACATCGCCCTAAACGGCGAGCCGGGCGTTATCTGGATGGATGTTACCCGCAAATACGGTCGTTTGATCGATGCCCCGAACAACAAGGATTGGCGAGCTGCCGGATACAACCCCTGCGCTGAGCAGTCCCTTGAAAGTTTCGAGTGCTGCACATTGGTGGAGACCTACCTAAACCGCCACGATGACATTGAAGATTACAAGCGCACTTTGAAGTTTGCGTATTTGTATGCCAAGACCGTGACCCTACTACCAACCCATTGGGAAGAAACAAATGCAATCATGCAGCGTAATCGCCGCATCGGTACGTCAATGTCGGGCATTGCTAATTTTAGCGACCGCCGTGGTAATTCCGTACTTCGCGAGTGGATGGACGCTGGTTACAGTACTGTTGCAGAGTATGATCGCAGCTACTCCGAGTGGTTAGGTATTCGTGAGTCCATTAAGACCACAACCGTGAAGCCATCGGGAACCGTATCTATCCTTGCAGGCGAGAGCCCGGGCGTGCACTGGACGCCGGGTGGTCAGTTCTTCATGCGTTCAATCCGATTTTCGAATGACGATCCAATGGTTCCGCTGTTCAAGAAGGCTGGGTATACAGTTGAATCGTCCGTGACGGATCCGGATACTACTTCCGTGGTTTACTTCCCGATTAAGTCCGATGCATTGCGGTCGGAGAAGGACGTGTCCATCTACGAGAAGGCATCACTAGCAGCAATGGCCCAGCGCCACTGGTCTGACAACAGCGTATCGGTGACCGTGTCGTTTGATGCAGAGGCTGAGAAAAAGGATGTCGGTACGGTATTGCACATGTTGGACGGTCAGTTAAAAACTATCTCGTTCTTGCCGATGGGTAACATGACATACCCACAAATGCCTTACACGCAGATTACCGAAGACGAATACAACAAGGCAGCTAAGAAAATGAAGCCGTTGGATCTGTCTAGCGTGTATGCCGGTAAGGCAAAGGATGCCGCGGGCGAGGCTTACTGCACCACGGATGCTTGTGAGGTCCCCAAAGCATAAGGACACAGAAAAGCCCCCCAGCAGATTTGCTGGGGGGCTTTTCCTATTCGACTAATCGATCGTGTCGCGGTCGTCGATTAGTTCGAAAGCAAAGGAACGAATTGATTTTTCCCACTTAATGAAGTGGTGGGCACAGAAGTACAAACTACCGCTCATACCCTTGGCGTGGGTGAAAGCTTGCGCGTTACAACGATCACAGCGATCCGCTGCCGTAAGGGCCTTTTGCTTGGTTTCGGTCATTATCTTCCTCCTCAAAAATTTCCCACAATGTGGGCTGGTGAACACCAGTGTGTTTGCGAGAGAGCCGATTGGCTTTGTTAATGCTTACCAGCTTATCGCATTGCGGGCACTTGCCGTAGGTCTTGCCGTTTTTTATTACTGGTGCATCAGTAGTAAGTGTTCCAGTTCCAATACAGGGATTTTCTACCGTCTTGTTAGCCATTATTTCTCCTTAAATACTTAACCATTCGGGATGGTCAAGGGTCCATCGTACAGTACGTTCAAGGGACTCTTCAAGTGGGATTGGCGCTTTCCATCCAGCTTGCGCCAAAAGGGTTCCATCTAAGGCATATCTGAGGTCATGCCCCGGTCGTGATGAGTGGAAGTCCACCAACTCGTACTTCAATTCTTTACCTGCCGCAGATGCAATCATTTGCGCCATTTCAAGGTTGTCCACCTCACGCTCACCAACAACATGAAAACGCTTAGGGCGATCAATAGTGTCTGAGTAGTTATCTACATCAATATTGTTAAGAATGTACAGCAACGCATCAGCTTGGTTCCTCGCATGGAGGTAGAACCGACTGCCTACCTCACCCGAAGGAGAGGCATGAATCTCCATCGTCTCACCCTTGAGTGATCGTAAAAGCGTCTTGGGCATAAACTTCTCAGGATCCTGCATCTCACCGATGATGTTCATCGTGTTAGTGATAATTAATGGCACCCCATAGGTACGCCAATAAGAAAACGCAATATCCTCCTGAGCAGCCTTACTAGCAGCGTATGGATTGCTAGGAAGGTGAAGATCTTGCCACTCAACGTGAGCATGTCCAGCAGGGGCTGGCCCATAAACCTCATCCGTGGAGATATGAATAAACTTTTCAAGATTGGTATTACGAGCCCAATCCAACAAGTTACAGATAAGCTGCACATTATTAACAATAAACGGCGTCGGCTCTTCGATAGAGCGATCAACATGGGATTGACTAGCTACATTAAGTACATAGTCGATCTTTCCTATTTCTTTAGCGCTTACAGGCGTAATAGGCGCCGTTAGATCATGTTGGAAAACCTTGACTCGGCTAGTCGGATACCCATCCATTGACTGGCGAAGACGATCATACATACCCTTATGTTGATATGTAGCTGGGCACACGATATCCCAGTCAGTATTAACCAACAAGTGGCGAAGAACATGGCTACCAACGAAGCCGCTGGCGCCTGTAAGGAGTACGCGTCTCATAGCAATTTATCCGTCCATGTTTTGGGGGTTTTATCTGTAATGAACTCAAGCGGCAGGTGGTAGTCAAACGGTTTGACCCCGCGCTTTTCAATCCACTTTACCAACTGATTTAAGCCGTCGTCCAGCAGCGTGGTCGTCTTGTACCCCAGCAATTTTCGAGCTTTGTCGGCGGAGCAGTTGGCGTGCCTCACTTCTTGCGGTCTTCCCGGCATGTAAATGGGGTCTAAATCAAACCCAATGATCTTTGCAATGCGTTCAGCCAGCTCGTTGATTGTGATGAACTCTTCGTCGGGCCCAATATTGGTTACCTGACCGTTTACTACGTTGCTTTCGCACGCGACCATAAGCGGGTTAATGACATCCTGCATGAAAGAGAAGCAGCGCATTTGCATGCCATCACCGTATATGACGGGCTGCTTTCCCTGCAACATTCGGTTTGCCATGATGGACGCGACATTTCGGTAAGGGTCGTCGTACTTCTGCCGAGGTCCGATGATGTTATGCGGAACCAAAATAACGTATTCAATACCGTGAGTTTCAGCAAGATTTTTAATAATCATTTCCGCACCGTACTTGGCAATGCCGTACGGATCCTGTGGGAGCGGCAACATGTCCTCGGTAAAGGGGACCACCTCTTGTGTTCCGTAGCGGGCCATAGAGGATAGGTGAACAATCTTCTTGACCCTGTGTTTTACACACATGCTCATGACGTTGGTGGTGATCTGCATGGTGTTTCTTACCACAAGAGACGGGGAGAAAACAGACAAACCTTCGTATGCCGTGCAAGCGGTGTGGACCACAAGATCCACACCCTCGAACACTGAATCGAGGTTCTCTAAGTCATCCAGATTTCCAAGCACAAACCTGACGCCGTCAGGTACGTTATCCTCATACCCCCCAATCAAGTTATCGATGCCGACAACCTCATGGTTCTCAGCCAAAAAAGCGTCCGCAATATGGCTACCCATAAATCCGGCAACTCCTGTAATCAAAACTTTCATCGGTTTTCTCCTAACAATCTACTCAAGTGAACGTAATCGTGTGACTTGCACATTGTTTGATACATATACCCATCGCCTCCGTAGCTTTTATCATGCCAATACCCGTTCTTTTCCCACACTTCGGCTTTAGCCACCAGCTGTAAACAATCAATGTAATTAACCACCGGGAACCCTTCGAACACACGTCCCGGAAACTCCCGGTGCAAAATCTCAAAAATGATGATGTCAGGGTTGTTATAGCGATCAATCCCTACAGTGATTTCTTCTAAAGCAGTTTCATACAGAATGTTGTCGATGTTGAACTGCAAGTAATAATCTCCAGATGCATTTCTCATTCCCAAATCCCGGCTACTGTGCCCCCAGTTATTCATCCTAGTAGAAGTATTGAGGAACTTGACTGGGTTTTTGAACTGGGTGAAATCAAATTCATTCTCGTACGAAGTTTCTTTTTTGCCGTCGTGAACAACCAATAGCTCAAAGTCATTGAAGGTTTGGTTGATTAAGGACGTAATCCCCTCGCGCATACGGTCCCTAGAAACATGGTGCTCGTAATCAACGGCGATTACAGATATTTTCACGTTGCAACCTCTTTAAGTTTTTTTAAATCTTCATTGAAATTATTATTCATGTAATCAACATACTTTTGCTGATCGCTCTCCAACAACGAGTAGATTTTTTCGCTGAGCTTGTCCGACTTGGCTTTACCAACAATCGGGTGGTTGTGCTCCATGATTACGTCAGACATATACATGCACATCCCAAACGACTGAGCTACAGCCATCCAGTAGTTATCGAAGAAGTTGTGTTCGACAGCAGGACAGCCGTAGAAACCCACAGCCTTAATCATGTTGCTCTTGATACAGGGGTGAGTAGCAAGCTTGCCGTTGTGCACTAAGTCATTGCCGTAGACCATACCAACTGGCACATCTTCCAAGAAGTCAATGAACTTTGATTCCCACGGAGTTTGCAGCACAATATCGTGGGCAAGGAATTGAATGTACTCATGCTTGTCTGCAATATCTAATGCATGGACATTTAACTTCTGCATCAAAGATAGTCCAGCGTCC